ATACCTAAACCAGAGCGACTGTTCTTAGTTTTTTTTAAGTAATATCCAAGACCAGAAATTCCTGTTTCTATTCCTCTTGCCCAGCTTCTTCCAACTGCCCAAGGCATCGGTGTTATTTCGAATATTTTAGCCGCAGTTGGTATATCAAAAATTACTGTTGCATCAACAGATTTATTATTATATATAATTCTATAATTTGATTTCTTTAATAATTCTTCAATAGGTCTAATTGGATCAGTTCCTTCATCAAATCCAATAAAAGAATATAGATTAGTTATACCGCCAAGAGTTCCTGATATATTTGTTGCGCTTATTCCACCTTGGATTTCTTGCGTAATTGGGTGATTCATGAATTCGTCAATGAATTCATCTTTTATTTTATTAAATTCTTGATCAATTATTTTATTTATTTCTTTTTGATATTCTTTGTCGGCTTGCAAATCTTGAAACATTTTTATCCATTCGGGATTCATATCTTATGGATCGGGCTTGAGATATAATGTATAGAATTGATTATCGAATAAACCATGTGGTCTGAAAGTAGAATTTAAAACATATCTTTTACCGTCTACATCAAAACGGCGACCATCTTTAATATAATCGTAATCTTCTGCTCTGATTTTAATTCTAACTGAACCAACAACTGCTTCTAATTTAATCTGAGAAGCCAATCCTGATTCGCTCCAATATTTTTTACCAATATCGTCATTATATTGGATTCTAACTTTAAATGTCTTATAAACAGGTGTATTTACATATGAAGTGGTTTGACCAGCAGTATTATATAATGGATTAAAATTAGGATCAGTAATGATTACGATTTGAGAAGCTTCTTTAAAAACAGTGATTTCGCGAGCAAATGTCTCATGAATATCATCAATAACTGCGTTGAGCGCAGTTCTTTCAGAAGCAGAGATAAGATTTGTAGCCATATTTACTTTTACACTGGTTGAAAAACTATAGAATATATATTAGTATAAATAAATTATGTCAAAGTCTCTATATAGTTTCAATATTTTTAAAAATGCCGAGGTCGAAGAAGACAAGACTGAAACGGTAACAAATGAACAAGGTGAATCAGTTACTCGCACTTATAAAGAAAAGGTAAAGAAACAGATTCCAGTAGAAATAAATATTTTGCAGCCAAATCGAAAACAAATGCAAGAAGCCGACATGGAATTCAGCATTGAAATGAGCAGATGTATCAGAAATGGTATTTTGACAAAAGCAATGTTGCTAAATAAGTACAGCGATACTGGTGGTTTAATTAGCGATGCTGACGCTAAGGTAATGGTTTCTGCCGCTGGAGAAATTGGCGATCTACAAAGTAGACTTACGATTCTTAATTTGAAGCCAGAATCAGAGCGTGATGAAGACTATAAAAAGAAGATCGAATCTGTTACTTCTGAAATTTTGCAAAGACGAAAAACACTTATTGAAAAAGAAACTAGTTATATGACTCTTTTTAATCATACCGCTGATATCAAAGCTCAGAACAGAGCTATTCTATGGTATGTACTTAATCTTACTCAATTTAAGGATAATAGTAAGAAAAATGCTGAATTTGAATGGTTATTTCCAGGTAAAACTTTCGAAGCTAAAGAAGCGGCTATGTTTGATTACGAAGAAAATAAGAATGAAATTTACGAAAAGTGTTATAGTAAGTTAGCGAGTATTATTAGTTATTGGTTCTTTACTAGCAACACTGAAAAAGAAGAGTTCGATAGAATAATTGGAGAAATAGATGGAACAGTCCCAACAGAGTAAGTATAAAAAAGCTTTTCGGGATATTAAAAACGGATTCTCTGAAATCAAGGTTTTAGAGAATCTTTTTTATTTAAAGCATTTGTCTTTAGAAGATCAGGTCGATATCGATCAGATCTATGATTATTATTTTGAAGAAGCTAAAAATCGTGGCGTACCAACTAACGACGAAACTTTAAAACGACTTATTGAAGAAAAACAATGGTCTAGTAGACAAGAGTCTTTAATAAAACAAGAAGAAGATTTTATTGAGAACTTAACTAAACAAAAAAAAGTATTATATTTAAAATCAGAAATATTAAGAATAAATGCAGATATCGAATCGGCACAAAAAAGATTATACGATTTAAAAAATACTAAAGCAGCCTTTTTTAATAGAACTGCCGAAAGTTATGCTGAAGAAAGAGTTAATGATTTTTATATTCTTAAGTGTTTATATAAAGATAAAAAACTAAGTATGGTCGCTTTTGAAGAAGATCAATTTGATAATATTGACTCAGAAACTCTAACTTGCATCATAAAACAATATTCAGAAGTATATAAAAATATAAATGACAACACGATTCAATATTTAGTTTTACAAGATTTTTTTAATTTATACATGCCTTTTGCAGAAAATCCTACTGAATTCTTTGGTAAATCAGTATGTGAACTTACTTATAATCAAGTAAAATTACTTATTTATGCTAGATTTTTTAAGAATGTATTTCAGCAGAACGATAAAATGCCTCAAGAAATTAAAAATGATCCTGACAAGATTATTGATTATGTTAATGCGAATGAAAACGCTAAAAAAGCTATAGAAAATAAAAATAATAAAGAAAACCAAGCTACTTCTATCGTTGGAGCGACTTCCGAAGATCTTGAATATATAGGTTTGAAGGCTAAAGGTCAAAAAACTCTTTCTTTAGCTGATGAGGCCAAGAAGAAAGGTGGTTCATTGAGTATGGATGATATGATGAAAATATTCGGATAATTAATAATTTAACGTGTAAATAAGAAATATGGCAGTTCAAATTAATGTCGCAGCTAATCAAGCAGCATTAACAGCTTCTATTCAAGCTGGTGTTCAAGCGTATAATCAAAGATTCGCTCAGAACAACCAAATTAATCTAAGCATTAATCAACGAGGTTTTTCTCAACCATTAGGAAGAATCACTGGCGATGTTAAAGACTTCGAAGCTGCGCTCGCTGCTTCTAATGCTCGCGTTATTGCATTCGGCGCTTCTACTGCTGTTCTTGGAGGTGTAATTCGCAGTTTCAAGGAATTAGCTAATGTAACAATTGAAGTTGAAAAAAATCTTGCAGATATTAATCGCGTATTCGGATTAACTACAAGTCAGTTGCAAAAATTTAGTACAGATTTATTTAATGTAACTAAATTAACAGCTTCTTCATTCGATGAAGCTTCTAAAGCCGCTCTTGAATTCTCTCGTCAAGGTTTGAAAGCTGAAGAAACTCTTCAAAGAACAAAAGATGCATTGACATTAACAAGATTGGCGGGAATTAGCACTGCAAATGCTGTTGATGCATTGACATCTACCGTAAACGGATTCGCTGCAACTGGAATTTCTACCACTCAAATTTTAAATAAGCTAGTTGCTGTAGAACAAGATTATGCTGTAGGTGCAGGAGATTTGGCCGAAGCTTTGTCTCGTACAGGACAAGCGGCGCAAGAAGCAGGTGTTAGTCTTGATCAATTGAACGCATTGGTCACTTCAGCTCAACAAAGTACAGCAAGAGGTGGCGCGGTAATTGGTAACGCATTAAAAACAATTTTTACTCGCTTACAACGTACTGATACTTTAGATCAATTAGAAGCTTTTAATATTTCTGTAAGAGACGTTCAAGGTAATATTTTACCAGCCGTCCAAATATTACAAAACTTTGCTGGAGCTTATAAAGGTTTAGCTGACGCTCAAAGAGCGCAATTATCAGAACAAGTTGCGGGTGTTTATCAAGTTAACATCTTAAAAGCTATTGTTAATGATTTAAATAAATCACAAGGTACATACGCTGGAGCTTTACAAAGAGGCGCAGCGGCAACAAATGAAGCCGAAGTAGCAACTGCAAAATTGAATCAAACTCTTGATGCTTTATTAAAACAAACCGCAACTTCTACTCAACAATTAGCAAATAACATTGGCAAAGTAACATTCGAACCATTGGCTAAGTATGGTGCTGAGCAATTAAAATCTTTTGTTGAAAGTATGAATGAAGTTCTCGAAGGAGAAGGGGTTGGTTCTACTTTTGCAAATGGTTTATTAAAAGGTATTCGTAATGTAATAGCTGGTCCCGGCGCTATTGCAGCTTTCTTTACGCTTTTTAAGTTAATACAAAATTCTTTTACTTATCTTAGTCAGGCTCTGCCTCAAATTGCTGGCATAACAACTGAAACACAAAATAGAAAAAATATTGAACAATCTATTTTGCAAATCATGCAGCAACAAGGGCCAGTTTCTCAAGCTCTTGCTGGAAATATGGGTAATCAAGCTGCACAAGCTCAATTATTACTTCAGTTAGCTAGACAACAAACAGCAGAGTATCAAATGCAAACTACTCTTGCTAAACAATTAGCAGTTCAATTGGCTGGACAAGGAGTAAGAGTTAAAGGTTCTGGTGGATTACAAGTTACACGCGCAGGTGGATATATTCCTAACGCAACAAAAATGGCTGAAGTTGTTGGCGCACAAGCTGGTGGTTATACTCCCGGCAGAGTTGTTTCATCTCCTGTTGGTGGGGTAATGAATACAGCGGAAGATGTTAAATATATTCCCGGTTTTGCTCAACCTTTTATTAATCCTCCCGCTGGATCAAAAGCTGGTCGCGCACATAGACAAAACGCTATAAGTAGAACGGGTGTCGATCCATATATGTATCGCGGCTTTATTCCTAATTTTTTTGCTGATGCTAAAAAATCTAAATTAAAACAAAGCCTCGAACGCGGAAGAGATTTTGAAAAACTTGTTGGTAAGTATATTGGAGAACCTCCATCTTGGAATGGTGCGGTTGATTTTAAAGTAGTGCCTAATATACCAGATGATACTAGCTTAGGTTTCAATAAAGGATATTATGATTCAGGAACTTTTGCGGATGCTCATAGCGGTCTTGGACACACGAACCCACAAATTGCAGGTAAAATTATTAGACATTCTAAATTAACATATAAAAATTTATTGCAACATTCCAATGAAGATTTTTGGTTTAATGGTAATGAATTTGTTTTCGTTCCAGATTTTACAGAAATCATAGGAAAAGGTCAAGATGACGAGTTTTTAAATAAAACAAAAATTTCTAGTTTATCTTCTGATTCTAAAAGTGAATTCTTAAAAGGTTTAAGTCGTGAAGAAATGCAGAAAGCAATGAATCAAAAAATTCTTCTTCATTACTATAAAGATAGAGTAAATTTAAGTGGTGGTTTTATTCCTAATTTTGCTCCTCCTACAAGTGCGATAAGAATTCCTTGGTTTAAAAAATTTGGTAATCCTGCTTTTGATACTATTCAACCTGCTTTAGGAATATCTAAAGCAAGTGACATAGATACTTTTAGACAAGTTAATTTTAGAAGCACTGCTGAAGGCGCAGATGAGAAAGGAGATAGTAATATTTTTGGCCCATTGTATGAAACTTTTAGTAGAAAAGCATTACAATTAATAAATAAATCAAATATATTTGGTGAATTTGTTAGAGGTAGCGCATTACAACCTAAAGCAATATCTAGTCAAACTGCATTTGACGAAGCTCTTTTACAAAAAGAAGGAATCGTTGCTTTTGATTTCAAAGGTTTTCCGAAAAAAAATTTATCAAGCGGATCAGTTACTAAACATTTGAATGATAAATTTAATAGAGTTGTTAAAACTGACCCTGAAAAAGCGGCTAAAATAAAAGAATCTATCATGGCTTTCAATGAAACTGGTCATGAAAGTCAATTGCCATCTCAGTTTGGTAAAAACTTTCTTGAATTAGCTGGAACAAGTTATTCTCAAATGTTGAAGAATAGCCCTAGTCTTGTAGAAGCATTGTCCGCAGAAACAGATAGCTTATTAAATAATTATGTAAAAAATCCTGCGTTTTTAGCAATGGCTGCTGCAAGTGGTTTCATTCCTAATTTTGAAGGAAAAAAAATTAGCACTAAATTTTTTAGAACAAAAACGGGTTTTGGTAATGTATTTTCTGGAGAAGAAGGAACAGGATTAAGTGGTACTGTATATAGACAACCCGGTTTTAAATCATATGGATATCAATTAAAAGAGCAGTTGAATAATATGGTAATGTCCATATTAGGCAATAATGTTTTTATACCTGATACTTCTTATATAAATCCTAGATTAACAGATGATGTTAATGCTTATGCTGAATTTTCTGCTAGAGTTGCGGCTTTAAGATTATCAAGCGGAGGAAAAACAAAGTCGCTTGGTATGGAAAGAGGAATGATGAGCGAAGCATTTGGAAATTCAAGATACGTCTTTAATCCAAATTCAGTATATACTGGTCAAGTTTCTGGAAGAATGAAGAGAATTAACTATGATCGACTCTCAGATGTTTTAGGAGTTTTTTGGTCTAGTAATCCAGAAACTAAATCTGCTTGGGAATATTTGAAATCACTTTCTGAAAGTGGTAAATATGAAGATAAAGAAAAAATTAGACCCAAGACAGCTTTATTGAAAAAAGCTTATAATGATTGGCTTGCTAAAAATCAATACATTGGAACAAGGGTTAAATTAAGTGATTATCGTCAAGGTGCTGAAGGTGTGAGAGGCGCAAATTATGCGGCTTTAAGATCTGATTTGGCTGGTGTTTCTAATCTTCAAAATCTTGGCGAAATAGAGAAATTGAAAAAATACAAAGAACAAGGAATTTTCTATGGCGATTATAAAAATAATAAAGCCATGTACGATAAGATGGGGCGTTGGACATATAATGCTGCAAGTAAGAAAATGATTTTGAATTCAGCATCAGGTTTTATTCCTAATTTAGCTGATGTTGGAGTATTAACTGGCGATTCTTTAAAAGGCGCAGCATATAAACAAGCATTACAATTTTTAGCTGATACTAATAAACCAATTAGCTCAATAATCGGTCCCGCAGGTTCAGGAAAAACAACTCGCGCCGTTAGTCAATATGGTGGCGAGATAATGACTGGTACTGATTTTAATAAATATAGTAGTTATGTATTTGATAGAGCAGGATTTGAAGTGCCTCAAAAAGATGTAGTTTCTGCTGAAAATATTAAAAAGATCATAGGTAAATCAAACATGATCGATATTTTAATTGGTTCAAGAAGTACAATTAAATCTGCTAGAGAAAAAAGAGTTGCTCAAGGAGATCTTAATATTCCCGGCAGAACTGGTTTACAAGGTGGTAATAAAGGTATTCGTGGATTTACAAAAGCTGTTCGTGAATTTGCAAAAAATAATCCTCAAGCAAGAATTTTGAGAATGTTGTTAAATGAAGATGGAACGTTTTCTCATCAAGAAATTGGTAGTCTTAAATCTGCTTTAGGCTTCATACCCAATTTTGCTTATAAACAAGCAGTAATGGGCTTAGAAGAAAGCATGAGCGGCAATAAAGCTATCTTCGATACAAAACCTTTCCCACACATTAGAAATAGCAGTCAACCAACATTTAGTTCCGCGATTGCTGATCATGGTGGTTTAAGTAATGCTTTGAGCGATTCAATGAGAGGACAAAAAGCTGCTGGTTTAATGAGTAAGGGATTTATTCCTAATTTTGCTGATTTTGATATTAGAGGAACTCCTTTACAGCGCAGCGCATCAGTTGGTGGAGGAGCGGTAAGTTATAACAAAATAAATAAAGCAGTAAATGATTATATAAAGAGTATTGATTTAAATACGACAACTAATAAACAGATAAGTGATGCTTTAACTAAGTTGCTTCCACAATTTAATTTAAATCAACAAAGTTTTAATGAAGTAAGAAAAGCTGCTATTGAACACGCTAAAGCTGAAAGACAAGCGGCTCAACAAACAGTTTCGAATACTTCTCAAAATACAAGTAGATTTGCTCGATTTAACAAAAGTTTATCTGCTGCATTCGATAATATTGGATTACTTGGACCTATGATTGCGGGACAACTAGAATCTTTTATTGTTGGAAATAAAAAAAGAATAGACATGACTGAAAATGAAAGAATGTTGCAGTCAGGTTTAAGCACTGGAGTGACAGCTTTAACAACTGGTGCAGATATAGGAAATAGAATTATTCCAGGATTGGGAGCCGCTTTTGGTGCAGCTATAGGAGGATTAATTGGTTTAACTGCTGCTTTAGATGCAGCCAAATTAACCGCAGAAGATTTGATGGAATTGAATCAAGAACAAACTCAAAAAGCACAAGCTAATATATCTGCCGCGTCTTCATATGTAGAAGCTCAAAAATCTTTGACGGATATGGTTGCTAAAGGAGCTTCTTCAACAGAAATAGAAACTGCCACTAAAAATTTAGCTAATAATTTTTCTCAAATAAAAGACACTAAATTGCAAGAAATGTTCTTAGCAGCAGGTGGTGATGTTGCGATAATGACAAGACAATTACAAGAATATACTAATCAAGTTAGCAAAGAATCTGCAAAACAAACTGGATTATTTGGACAAAATTTAACACCGCAAGAGAGAGCTTCTGCTTTATCAGTGGGACTAGGAAAATCAGAAAGTAAAAAATTCATTGATGATTTTAAAAAGACTTTACAAGAAGCGGAAAAAGCAAGAAAAACAGCGAAAACAAAACAAGAAGAAATTATTGCTGATTTACCAGAAAGGCGCATAACTAGTCCTGTTAGCGCATCAGACAAAGGAATACAGGCTTACAATGAAGTTATTAGAAATTTCATTGAATCAATTATTCCTCAAAATACAAAAGATAGAAGCGATAAAGTAAGAATCGCTTATGAGAATTTTCTCAAAAATCCAGAAGAGTTTATAAAAGAATTAGAAAAAAGTGTTTCTATTTCTGATATTTCTGAAAAATTTGCTAATTTTAATAAAGTAGCTACTGAATCTTATTCAGCAATTTTTGAAAGAATAGCTAATAATTTACAAAAACAAAATTTTGATCTTGAAAAACGATTCATCTCCGCAACTGGTGAAAACAAAATTCAAAATACAATACTAGAATTTTCTACAGGTTTCAATAGTTTTCTAGATTCTTTCTTATCTGATACGTTAGATGAATTTAGCAAATTACAAATGGCCCCTCAAGTTGCTACAAGAAAATATACCGAAGGTTTAAATAAAATACAATTAAACAATAATAAATTTCAAATAGATCAAGAAAAAGCAAAGAATGACTTCTTAGAGAAAAACGCATCCAAATTAACAGATACTTTTAAATCTAGTATACTACAATCTCAACAAAATGCTCAGTATTTTGAAACACAATTATTACCACAAATTCAAAAAGGAGATTATAGTTTTGATTTAACAAGTGTGCTTAACGATTTGAATCAACAAAATTTAAAACAAGCAAAACAAACGATTGAAGAATCTGGTATACAAGGTTTAGAAAAATTAGATTTAACAAGCGCAGGTGGAAGAGAGTCTGCTCTAAAAACATTAACAGAGAAATCTAAAAATTTAGGGGATAATGCTGAAGAAGCAGCTAAAAAAATTTATACAGCCATTCAAGCAGTAAATTCTTTGTCAAAGAGCGCTGAATTTTTAACAAATATTAATGCTCAAAAATCTATTGAATATGCAGCAGAAACAGCAAAACAAGAAAAAATTAAATTCGATGCTAATCAAAAATATTTAGAAGAAGAAAATCGTATTAGATCTTCATTTGAAGCTGCAAGATTAAAAGCAGAAACAGATTTAGCAGTTAAAAAAGCAGAAGTTGATAAAGGCATTCTTTTGCGTTTGCGAGCTATGCGAGAATTAGTTGATGAATTGCAAGTTAGATCTGCAATTAGTGCGGCTAGAGGCAGCGCTCAAGCTCAATTAACTGAAGCTAGAGTCCAAGATCCTTTTAGAATCTTGGGTCAAGGCATTCGTTCGAATACAGAAGAAACAATCAGATTAGAAAATCAAGCAATACAAGAAAGACGTAAAGTCGAAGACGCGACTTTAAATGATCAAATACAACAAGCAGCAATAGAAATTGCAACAAGAGAAGCTAATACAACTGCTTTACAAAATTTAACAAATGCTGTTTTTGAATTAACTAATAATATATTAAAAGAGCAAATGGGTGGATCATATGAAGAAATGAAAAAAAATCCTTATATAGGAATGAGTAATGAACAACTATCAAAAGCTAAAGATATAGCTGATATTAGAGTATCAAGCATCTCCACTACGGCAGCTGATCGCGCTTTAGCTATACAACAAAAAGAACAAATAGCGCAACTTAAATCTTATTCTCCAGAGCAAACTTCTGCTTTTAAAGCTTATCAGCAATTACAGCAGCAAAGACCAGGTTCTTTAGGAGGATATGATTTCTCTGAATACAAAAAAGATTTGCTTAATGTTGATCCTAAAAATCAATTGACTCAACAACAAATTTCAGATATAACTAGTAATTTTGAATCAAGAGCTGCACAACTTGGAGTTTCACAAAGTGAAGCTGCCAAATTAATGCAAGATCAACAAACATTAAGTATTTATCAACAACTTGAAACTATTAGAAACAGAGCTTTAGTATCTAAAACTAAAGAATCAGATAAAATAGCTGAAGACACTAAAGCTTTACAAAATAGATTAATAAAAGAAAAAGATATTTTAGTAGTACAAAGAGATATTGGAGATCGAATTAAGAAAAATACTGATGAATACAAGAGAATGCAATCTACATTCGGTGGCAACTTTGTTATTGGTGTGGCTAGTTTAAGAGGTCAAAGTGAAGAGCTAATAAATACTTTAGGAAGAGATCTGCCTAAAATGTTTGGTGATGGTTTGGTAGACGGAATAAAAGCAGCAATTCGCGAATCAAATAATTTAGGAGAAGCTTTGATGGGGATAGCTTCAAAATTTCTTGATGAAATGAGTACGATTATGATGAGAAGTGCAATATATGGATTGTTAGGAAGTTTTGGCATGAATATCCCAGGAATAAGTAATGCAGCAGCCGCTGGAGGTTTGAAACAAAAAGGAGGATACATTCGCGCTCAATCTGGTATGTATATTTCTGGAACTGGTTCTGGAGATAAATATCCAGCATTGCTAGAGAATGGTGAATATGTATTAAATAGAAATGCAGTAATGGCGATGGGTGGTCCCGCTGAAATTGATAAATTAAATTTTAGTATGGCTCCTCGTTTTGCTGCGGGAGGAACTTTTACGAGTAATTTTGATGATATTTCTTCTATGGAGTCTAATATGACTAGTTTTGGTTTAGAAGAAAGTAAACTATATAATGAATTGAGAGATCAAAGAAGAGCAGAAATAGAAGCAGCTAGACAAAAGAAAAGAGCGCAAAGACAACAAATGGCTGGTTTGATTGGATCATTAGCTGGTGCGGCTGTAAGCTTAGGTATATCTGCTGGAATCAATAAATTTAATCAACCTACTAAATTGCCAGAAGGAGGATATGCAGCAACACCTGCTGGGCAATTAGAAATTGCAGCTAGTGGAGACGCTGGACTTAGCCCAGAAGGATTAGCAATAGTACAAAATCAAGCTGTTTTTGCGACTCCTAAACCAAGATTTGGTCGTCGTCAAATTGGTGGTTTAATTGGTTCTCGTTTATCAGATACTGTTCCAACTTATGCTACTGGTGGATTGGTTGATAATCCAATAGTTAAACGTTATGCAATAGGTGGCGCTTCATCTGGAGTTGGTTATGGTGGTGCAATTGGAAATAATAGCACAATTAATAATAATACTAATGCTAGTAATTCATTTAATTTTAATACTACTGTACAAAGAGATGGTAAGATTGAAATTGGAGCTAATAGCACAAGTTATGCACAACAAGATGTTGAGTTATCACAAAATTTAAATAGTAAAGTTTATGAGGTTGTTCTTGATACTATTAGAAAAGAAAAACGTTTTGGCGGTTCATTAGCTGGTATAAGAAACTGATAATATGAAAAGCGCAACATTAAATTACGAAAATTACTTTTTCTTAAATAATAGCACTATCTCTGGAATTATTTCTGTCGATGGTGGATATAATATTAATTATGCGCCAATTAAAACAATAGGCGTTGGATATAATAAACAGGTTATTGCTGAAGTGCCTGTTGCAAATTTTTCTATAAATAAATATTTGTTATATAACGAACCATTTTTAGCTTTTACTGGTGAAAATAATAATAAAACAGCTATAGGTTTTAAGGGTAGTTTGAATTATAATAACAAGAAATTTGGATTTTTATCTGGTTATCTTAATAGTTTTGGTTTATCTTGTTCAGTCGGAGAAATACCTACAACTACATCTGATATAATAGTTTATGGAGATGTTGGTCCTAATTATGATGCTTCAGGAAGTTTAAAAGCTCCTTATATTTCTGTTCCACAAGTAAAAGATATAATATTAACATGTAGCGGATCTAGCACAAATAGAATAACTAATTTTGATTATAGTATAAATTGTACAAAAAGACCTATTTATGTTTTAAATCAAAGTGGTTATTCATATTCTGGACCAACAGGACCAATTGCTCCTGGTCCTAATTATGTGCCTTATGAAGTTTTATTAGATTTACCAATAGAAATAAATGCATCATTTACATTAGAAGTCGATGACTATACTTCTAAATTATTGTATTCTCAATTAGATAATGACACTGATTCCAGTTTTTCGATATCAATAAATGGTACAGTTTTTGAAGATCAAGTGCTTCAAGTATCTAATCAGAATCTAACTGTAAATGGCGGAACAGATTTATTAATGTATAGAAAAGCAGTAGGAATAAACATGTTCAATCAATCTTTTACTAATGTAAAATTGATATCTCAAGAATTTAATTCAAATGCGGATGACGTTTTAAGTGTAAAACTTAATTATAAAGGTTATTTAAACAATTAATATGGGCATACCACTATCATCATTATCTGATAAATTAGGAGCAAATGTTGCGGCTACTGATATATTTTTGGTATCCAATACCGATTCCACACAAGATAATAAAATAACTAGAGACGAATTTAGTAAAGCTTTTACTGGTTTTTATGCTCAAGATAGTCAAGGTTTTACTATTTTTGAAAATAATGGTATTTATGGATTAAGTGTAAGTGGAAATTATGGTTTTGTAGGTATAAATGATAGAACTCCATATGTTTCATTAGATGTCGTAGATAATTTAACGGCTACAAATGGTTCTGGACAAATTAGATTAAGCACTGCTAATTCTGGCAGAAAGATAGCTTTTTCATTAAGCGATCCAAATACTTATTATGAATTTAGTAAAAAATCAAATGATACTAAATTATATTTAGAATCATCGATTAATAATGGTTCAACTTTTACCAATTTATTTGTAGTTGATCAAAGTGGCAATTTTGGATTAACTAATTCTACTGGAACTTTATCTGATAGATTTTTGGTTAGCGGCGATTCAATTCAATTTCAAAATTCTGGAAATGCTTTATTGTTCGATCCATATAATACGGAAGTTAAAACAAGTGCAACAGATGAAATTCTGCTTTTAAATTATAATAATCTTGGTGATATTAATATAGGCTTTAATGGTATTTATGTTGATAATAGTTTAACTGCTCCTAAAATAGGTTTGGGTCATGCAATACCTGCCTATTTATTGCATGCAAGTGGAATAGGTGAATTAGCTAGATATCAATCTCGTAGTAATCAATCAACGGTCAGTTATAAAAATACTATAGCTACATCATATTATGGCTTACAATCCAATAAAATTTATTTTGGAGCAGATAGCACATTAAGTGAAAAAAATTTAGTTTATACAATAGGTGGTAGTGGATTTTTGGGTTTAGGTACAACTGGTCCATTATATAAATTAGATGTAAGATCAACGGATCCAACAGATTATACTCCAGCATATTTTCAAAATACAAACACTCAAGGATATGCTCAAATTGTAGTAGCCGCAAATAAGCCATTTGGAGGAGGAGACACTGGACCCAGAAATAGTTTTGTAACTTTTTCTCGTTATGATGGTTCACCAAGCACTGATAAATGGTCTATTGGAAACTTATATAATGATACTATTTTTGCTGGTTTAAATGATTATTTTGTATTTGTAAAAAATGGATATGCTGGAGCATCTCCAGACGTTGTTGCAAAACTAAGTACGGCAGGAAGTTTAGATATAGATGGAAGTTATACTTCTAATGATGATTATTGTAAAGGAAAATTTGTTCAAACATATCAGGCTAAAGTTACGGGTACTGATATATATTTTAATCCATTATATCCAAATTCTAGCAGCAATCCATCTGGCCATAATTCAATAGCATCACCATTTGGAATAGCAAATTTTGATGGAACTGTTGAAAGAGTAATGGTAATGACTTCTGATGATAATGGTGATGGAGTAGGTTTTAGATTTGAAATATCTGCTATTTCACAAGTTTATAATGAGTTTACTCCAGACGGATTTGTTTCTGGTTTTTATGTTAGCCCTCCAAGTAATCCAGTGTCTTATCCAACAAGTGGAATTATTGGCGCAACTACTTTTACAATGACTAAAAATCAAGTAGCCGTAAAAACTAAAGCTAATTTTCAAGGGTCAACTGCTTTTACTTCTGGTCAATTATTGCAGTATAGATTATGCAGTTCGGCTGGTACAAAAACACTACCAGTAACTTTTTCAGTAGTTTCAACAATTGCTTATACAATAGTTTAATGAGCAAATTTATAAAATATGAAAATATAGATTTCAGAATCAATAACGCTGTTTATTATTCTGATTCTGTATCCATATCTTTACAAAGTAATATATCACCAGTAATTTTATCAGATGGTAGCTTATTAAGATATGCTCCAGATAATACAGTGATTGGATCTTTGTCTTCTAAGTTTTTTTTAACTGGAACAGTTCCATCTTACTTATTTCCAATTGGAGATAGCGAAACTCCTATAAACTGTTCATTTGGGGGAATTTCTATAGAAAACTGTTATTTAAAATCAATGTCATTTTCTGTTTCTGATTTTTCTCCTGTAGTAATGGATGTTAATTTTGATTGGTATGGTAAAATAAATTCAACAAATAGCACAGTTAATATAAAAGAATTTACAAATTCTAGAAATTCTCCATTAACTAATTTAGCTCATGCTAACCATAGTTATATTATGGATACAAGCAAGGTGTTTGGATTTGATGAAATCTTTAAATACACTTATTCAGAACAATGCGATAGAATTCCATTTTTTGAAGTTGGAAATATTATTCCTTTCAGAGTGGCAAAGACAAATAGATTAAAAAATGTATCGGTAGAAGGAAATGTTGCAAAAGAAAATGATATAGCGCCTATAGAAGGAAAAGATACTTATTGTGAATTATATTTGAAAAATTATTCTAATTCATTATTGAACATGTTTAATATTTCAGGAAAAATTCAATCAAGATCAATTGATGTTTCTTCAGACGGAATAGTTCAAAGTAATTTAGCTATAACTCAACGCGTAGCACCATTAAGAAATATATTATGAGTAAATTCGTAGATTCACAATTTTCTATTTCTGGAATAAAGAATTTTTCTTTAACTACTTCATACGATCAATATGATTTGGTCGATTTTCAGTATTATACTGGTAATTCAAGTTATCCAACTAATTTATCTGGTCTTTTTGCTTGGTTTAATTTAGATAATTTAAATAATTTAGAATTCGATGGGTCTGGAAGAGTTAACGTTTGGTACAATTCTGCTCCAGGTCATTCTTTACAATATTTAATAAATATAGATTCAACAGCAGCAAAAGAAACTCGTCCAGTTTTCAATGATCAAAAAAATTGTTTATCGTTCAAAGCTTTTAATGAAAATCAAGAATATAATCAATTATATACTTCAAGCGATTTTTCTGGATTTTTATCAGATGATAGATGTTGGTTTATAGTTTATGAATTTGATTCTTTAAGATATGGATATCAAACTGTTGATGGATATTATTCTAATTTTTCGACAATATTAAATACAGACGATTCTAATCCAGTAAAATCAAGCGGTTATTTAGGTGTTTATGGAAATAACTCTAATGGAATTTTAAATCCAAATGTTCCTAATGGTTCGGAAGAGTTCGTTGGAGGGCCAGCAGAAGCCGTTTATCCATCCGCTTCAACAATAAACTCTGCGTTTTCATCAGCGAAACTATTAAATAATAAAAATATAGTATCTATAATAAAAAATAATACAACTAATGCTTTACGCATAAGAAATAATGGATATGAAATTTTAAACATTAATAGTTCAAATTATTTTCATGCAAATTCTGATAATTTAAGATTAGGAACTGCTGGCAATGGTCATGGAAATTCGGCTACAAGTGCGTTATATAATTATGATGCAAGTAATATTTCTTACTATGAAATGTTAGGGTATTCAAAAGTTCCAACAGATGATCAAATTTTAGAAATTGAAAAATATTTATTTAAGAAACATTTTACTAATGATGATAATTTATATTTAGCTTCTCAAGATTTTACAGCTTCTGATTATAGATATTCGCCAATAAATATTACAGGATCTCAGTTTTTAACTAAAAATATAGATTCGTTATTTAAAAAAACTTATGGTTGCTCTGCAAGTTTTTCTACGAAAACATTAAGAATGCAGTATGGTGATGGTTATTATACCAATGTTACTCCTAATGTAAATAATTTAACTAGTAATTTTACTTTAACATACGATGGATTATCTGATATTCAATCAAAAGCTTTGATAGGATTTTTTCAAAATACTTTTGAATATGCTCCATTAAATATCGAAGAATCATATCAAAGTGTCAATATGGATCTATTTTATCCATATAAAAATAATGCTAAAATATATTTTGAAAATTTAAGTTATGCTTCAAAGGAGTCTAATTTAAATAGCGTTAATATTAATTGCGTTTCGGCTTATAACTCTTGTTTGGACTATCGAGGATTCTTGGTTACTGGAGTAGAAGTCACAAGAGAATATAAACAAGAAAAAACTTATGTTAAAGATGATGTAGTATTTTTAAAAAATGCAGATAATAATGTTGAAGGTTATTATTGGTATACTGGAACAAGTAATGCTATATTAAATGATTCTACAAGTCCTACTGGTTCTAATTCTTTATTTACTAATAAATTTTATTTTAAACCTGATATTGATTATAGCATTCCAGTATCTCCAAGATTTTTAAAAAATGAATATGAGATGACTGCGCCAGCTTTTGAAAATGATGGAATTAATAAAACTGTTTTAACTTTTGATTTTGCTTTTAATAATCGTTCTGATAAAGAAACTATAGCTTTATTAAAATTTTTAGATAATAAAGCGGGTTTCAAAATTTTTGAAATAGATTTACCAGCTCCTTATAATAAAACAGTTAACGTTTATTGTCCAGAATGGAGTCATACATATAAGTTCTATAACAATCATGATATATCAGCTAAGTTTTTAGAATTTAAAGGTAAAACAGATTCTGATATATTTTTCAATACGCTATTACAACTATGATATATACAAATTCTACTGGTAAATTTATTGGTGAATGCATGACTGGTTTTGGCATAAATTATCCTGTTTATATTTATAATAGCGGTAATTCAGAGATTGCTTATACTATGACAAGTAGTGATAGTAATTTTCTTTTATCTGATTCGCAATTAATTATTGCTAATGGAAATTCAGATCATTTTGATATTTTATTTAATCCTACGCTAAATGGTGTATCAGGTTATGAAACAGCTTCTATAACTATATCATCAGAATCTACTGAAGATGGTTCTGTAGATCCAAGTGGAAGTATAACCATATATGCAACTGGACATAGAATAGTTGACACAACGGGCGGTCATGTTAGAAATTTTCGAGCTTTAAAAAATTATGATCCAGAAAAAGGATTAAGTTATAGTTTTTACTGGAGACCACCAACTGGAACTGGATATTTAAATAATCGTTTTGTTACTGGATGGGGTTTAGATGTTGCCACTGATACATCTTTTTCAACAAAAGTTGTTTCAAAAACTTACAATGTTCCGCAGAATAATTCGATTCCAGTATTCTCCACTTATTATGGATTTCCAGATGAAGATATTTTTAGAAAAGTAGAAGCTTATGATGATGGTTCTCAGTTTATTTTAGATCAACCTTATTATGCAAGAATGTACACTTGGGTAGATAATGTGACTGGTGAATCTGTCTATGCTACTGGAATAAATCAATTAGATAGTCAGGTGTCAAATGAAGTATTGACTGGAAATATGAGTAACAAAGTGAATTTAATATTTACAAAAAATGCTCTTGATGTATATATATCTCCTAGATCAATTTATACAAATTATAACTTATATAATCAGATTATTTCTCAAAATAAAGGGAATAATAATTTTAAATACATATCTGGAATAAATGTTTATTTACCTGATTTAACAACTTTTACTGCTGATGATGAAAGTCTATATTCTTTAAATTTACAAGGTCAATTAAAAAATTTTTCAGGTAATTCTACTTACGGTACTAATATAAATATTTATTTATCAGAAACTACAAAACTTCTAGGATACGCTGGAAAAGGTGGTGATTTAAAAGGTTCTATTGAATATCCAAACGAGAGAAATCAAACAACATATTCATTTGAAAATCTTTTTTCTCAAACTCAAGCAGCATACTCTCAGGCTGGTTCTAATATAACAGATTGTAAAAATGGCGGATCAGTTTTTAATTTTGAAATAGTTTCTAATATAGATAAAGAATATACTGATATAAATTATAACATAATTTCAAAATGTAATTCTGCGTTAACTGCTGGTGGTGGAGGATCTAAAGCTTTGGTTGCTTGGATATATGGCAATGGTGCGGCTAATGTTGGTGGAATAGATAAAAATAAAAATTCTTTTCGTACTGTTTTTCCTATTTTTGGATCGCCAAATGATAAAGGAGCTACGAGTTATACTGTTTACGAAACAAAAATAGGAAATAATATGAATATTGTTGATGGGAAACAGGTATTTGCTGCTATTATAGCTGGATCTAGTTTTGGCACTTTATCTTCTTGGCCTCATGTTTATGGTGAACAAGGTCAATTATATCCTATTTTAAAAGTTACGTCAAAAGCGCCAAGTTTAAAATACGATCCAAGTTTTTTTGGAATTGATACAGGAACTATAGAAGATACAAAACTTGTAAAACCAAATAGTAATTTTACGCCTCAATTATTTTTTAATCCAATAAATCAAAATCAATCTTCAGCTGGTAAAATTTTAAATGGATTTTCCAATATAAAAACAAATTTTACTATTGCTTCTGGGAATGTAGCTTCTGATTATGTTTTTAGATTTGAGAATTCTGCTATAGATTCTGGAGCTTCTAATTGGAAAGATACTACAACTACTGCGACTTTAGCTGGTACAGTTGCTGGTGGAATTTTTAATAATGATTATTTAGGTACTGGATTAAAATCGGTTACTTTAAATGGCTCTCAATATGTTCAATATCAATTTTCTGCATCTAACACGGAAATGATAAAGAAAAATTGTAATCAGTTTGATTTATACATGGTTGTAGCATACAAGCCAATTACAAAAGATCCTAAATATACTGACAATCAAACTTATATTACTTCTAAATTTAAGTTATTGGATTGGTCATTAAATCCAACTATCAATACAATAGATAATCAAATTTTAATAAAAGCATTTCCTTATAATACCGATGCTTGGTATTACAAAAAAGAACGCAATGTTTTTGAATTTTTTGTTAATCCATTGTTTAATCATCCTTATAAAAATACAGAAATGGGAGCGGCTTTATGGTGGAATGTAACTGGTATTGCGAATAATAATTATATTCAATTATCTAAAAGCTTGTTGAATGCCGTAGATTATTATCCGATGTTAATAAATATTAAAAGAACAAATAGTATTTATTCAGTTTATGTGAATGGTAATTTAATTGTTACTTATAATATGGGATCTTTTGTTGAATTTGCGGATAGTTATATTACTTCTCTTATAGAAAATACAACTTTGAAATTAATAAGCAACTGCACGACCGCTGGAGAAAGTATGAGTTATTTTGATATTGTATTTTATAATAGATTATTAAATGTTGGTGAAAATCAACAGTTAAATAATTTTTTATTGAATTCTTATTTTAAACTTTTTACTGGTGGTTCGTCTTCGGTTTTAAACTTAAAAGCAAATCAAATAAGATTGCCAAACGCTTTTAATTTAGCTGGTAAAGCTCTATGAAAACTTTATTTAAATTAAACAATTATTTAATTTTAGATTTATTCGAAATTGAACTTGAGTCAAACGAAGGTTATCTTCGTTTTCATGGTTCTAAGAATTTTTCATCTAATTTAATATTTCAAGGCAATCAATATACTTTTATACCTTGCGAGTTTTCTTCTTTTGAAACATCGTCAGATGGAAAACAGAGTAGACCAATTTTAAAAATAGCTAATATAAATAATTATTTCTCTAAAATACTAAAGGATCGTGCGGATCTAATAGGTAAAAAGTTTTTTAGAAAAAAAATATTAGGAAAAGATTTAGATACTGTTAATTTTACTGATGGAATAAATCCTTTTGGAGTATCAGCTTTTAATACTTATATTGCTTATGATAAATTTATTATAAATTTAAAAAAATCTGAAAATAAAGAAAATGTTGAATTAGAGTTAGTGACAAAAGTTGATATTGAGAATTTATCTCTGCCAACAAGAAAAGTCACGAATGATACTTGTTCATGGAATTATAGATGTTATGGATGTAATTATGGAAACACACCTGCTTTTAAAGGGCCTCAAATAAATTCAACTCCTTTAAATAAATTACAATCAAGTTATTTATACTTTAAAGAATCTGCTTGGGGAGGTAATGCAAATTCTCCAGATCCAGGTTTACCAGTGGCTGATGAAAATGATAAAACATTTTTAACATCTTATAAACCAGATCTTGCAAATAACTCATACAATTTATCAGCAATAACTTATAAAGGTGAATGGTCCGCTACTACAACATATAATAGTGGAGATTTTGTTTATGTAGATACGATTTCAAGTTTAGATGCCCAGCAAGATGTTGGAAGCGTAAATTTTTTAAATAAGCCTAAAACTTTTTATGTTTGTGTATCTAATAATATTTTAGGAAAATTTCCTGATAAAAATACAAATGTTTGGAAACAAGATAGATGCTCTAAAACTTTGAGAGGTTGTTTATTAAGATTTGAAGACTATTTATCTGATGATGGAGCTTTGCCTTTTGGTGCTTTTTCTGCAACTTATCCATTTAATAATGATAAATCATGATTTAAAAGAGCATATAAAATCTATATGTTTTAATAAAAAAATAGAAGTTTGCGGTTTTATTGTATCAGATAAAGATAAGGATTTTTTTATAGAATTAGATAACAAACACCCTCAAGATGAAAACTTTTTTTTGATTTCTCCAGTTGATTATTTATCTATCAAAAATAAATTTACTATAAAATATCTATTCCATAGTCATAATAATTCAGATAGATTTTCTGAATCAGACATTCATTATCAGAAATTTCATAGATTGGACATGTTGATTTATAATATATCGTCTGATAATTGGTCTGAAATGAAGTGTAAATAATACTATCATGGTAAACGTAAAACTACATGGAGTTTTTGAAAATTATATGAAACTAGATTGGAATTTAAATATTTCAACTGTGGCTGAAGCTTTTGAAGCTATAGAGGCTAATACTGGTTGTTTAGTTAAAGCTTTAGGTTTATTAGAAGAATATATTTCAAACTTTATAGTATATGTTGATGGCAAAATCATGCCTCCTGAGTATATTAACTCTCCAATTCTAAAAAATAATTCTAAAATTGAAGTTGTTCCATTAATTATGGGAAGTGATTTTGGTATAAGTTTGTTAATTTTGGCTATTTCTATAGGTATTCAATTTTTAATCACTAAGTTATTAACACCTAAATCGCCAATTGATATAAAAACAACTTCTAAAATATTTTCTTCTTACGAAAATGTTACTAAAAGAAATGTTCCTATACCAATAGGTTATGGTCGTTTAAAAATTGGATCTATTGTAATTTCTAATGACGTAACTAATATAAACGAAATTGCAGAATGAAAATAAATTTATCAAAATCAGATGTAACAATGTTTCAAAACTCTGCAAATTCTGAGGGTTTTACTGTTAATTCTGAAAGTTTTTATGAAGCAGTGGATCTGATATCTGAAGGGCCAATAGAAGGATTAACTGATACTTTTGGAAATGCTATAAATTATATTGATTTAAGCTCTAGCGTTTCAACACAGACGAATGGATCTTTGGCTTATGGCGTATACTTTAATGACGTTTCAATAAAAGATAAAAAAAGCAACTTATTTAATATAAGTTCTTCTGATTTTTCATTATCTTTAGGTTCTGAAAGTTCAAATATTCCTGCTATATCAAGTTCTACTTATGAATATAAAACAAAGATATACGATTTAACTTCTAGTATTGATGATTTTTCAAAAGTAGATGGCGATAAAATATCTCCAAATTATATATTAACTTCTTTTAATGAAAGCACTACAGATCCTTTTCAAAGATCAGTTATTGATTTAAAAAATGTAGCTAAAGTATTTTCTCATTATGTAAAGAATAAATATACAAACTTGATAAAAGTTATTATTAGTTTAGATGAGTTGTATTATATAGATGCATCTGGAAATAATTTTAATAACACGGTGCGTTTTGTTATTAGTATAACAAACTCTTTCAAGCAGAAAACAGAATACTTATTGTTTCAGGGATATATCATCGCAAAACAAAATCCAGTTTTATTAACTTTTGAAATAGAAATAGATAAATACGATAAACTAGACAATATTAATTCTGAATTTATTATTAATGTTTATAGTGTTCAGAAAAGAATTCCAGCAAATGGTCCAAGAAAAGGGGTTTTAGCAAGAGCTTTTTCTATTAATAGTATAGTTGAAATTGTTAATTATAATTTTTTATATCCTTTTTCTGCTATTTGCAGAAATAAAGTTAGCTCAAAACATTTTTCTTCAGTTCCTGTTAGAAGTTTTGACTGTAAATTGTTAAAAATAACTGTTCCAGACAATTATGATTCAGAAGCTAAGGAGTATTCTGGAGATTGGTCTGGAAATTATAGTAAATCTTTAAGATGGACAGATAATCCAGCTTGGATATTTAATGATTTATGTGTTAATGGAAGGTATGGATTAGCTAAATCTATATTAACAGAAAACGATATAAATAAATGGGAGTTATATAAAATATCAAAGTATTGCGATGAACTGATAAAAACCAATTGTTCGACAAAGTACAAATACCAAGATTTTTATTTTAATAATTCTTTTGTTTTTGGCGAAGAAGGTTTCAACACGATACAAATAATAACTACAGATGACATATTCACTTTGCAAAATAAATATCCATTTGGAGGAATTTTATTTTTATATGATGTTAAAAATCAAATAGGAGAAGATTTAAATTTAAACGTTAAGAAAATAATTGGTCCTATCACAACAAATGGGTCAATTGCTACAATAAAATTATATAATGATTTTGGGCCTAGAAAATTTATAGAATCTGATTTAAGTGGAAATTTTTTTGTTGCTTTAAAAGAATATATATTAAAAGACCCTTCTGTTTTAAATACTCAAGACAAAATCAAATCTTTTGCAGTTTCTTATATTTCAGGATATAAGAATACAGTAACCAATTTCAATTCGCCTGATGAAGCGGTATCGAAAAAATACGCTTCTGCAAAAATTTTTGATACTGGCTTAAACGTTGGTTCTGGAAAATGCGTTGCAAGACAAGAAGGTTTTTCAGATTTCTTAGAGCCTAGATTTGCGGCAAATATTTTAATAAATAGTGAAACAGAAGGTTTGAGGGTGCTATCTGATTTGGCTTCTATTTTTAGGGGTGTTTTTTATTTTAAGAATGGTTATTTAAATTTAACAAGTGATGTAAAAAAACCTGTTTCTTATGTGTTTAATAATTCGAATGTTAAAGATGGTTTATTTAGTTATTCTTCTGGTAATTTAAACACAGCATTTTCTGTAATAAAAGTATCTTATCTTGATCAGTTGGATAATTTTAAAGATAAAATGGTTTATGTAGAAGACGCTAATTTAATACAAAAATTTGGAATAATTGAAAAAGAAATTCTTGGTTTTGGTATCACTTCTAAATATCAAGCTCAAAGAGTGGGTAAATGGTTTTTAGCTACTGGAAAGCTTGAATCTCAAATTGTGAATTTTAATGGTGGTGTTGAAATATCATTATTGAAAGTGGGAGATATAATAAGAATAAGTGATGCGCTAAAAAATAGTAATATTAATTTTGGAAGAATAACTTCACTAGATTATAAAAATAGTTATGTAGGCATAGATAGAGAAGTTTCAGAAAATGCTTTAGGTAGTGTTATAAAAATATTTTCATTGGTAGATGATGAGTTGATTGAGTTGTGTTATTATGTAAGTGAAGTAGACAATTCTAATTTAAGATTAAAGTTAATTAATTCAGCTTACGTTTCTTGGAATATAGTTAGTAAAGTTATAGCTTCTGATGATGGAAAAACAGTATATGGAGATAATATAGGGCCATCTGGTTGGACAAGAAAAGCTTTTACAAAGCAAAGCTATATAGATAGTTGTCAAATATCTTTTAAAGTAACTTTTTCTGGAACTTATTTAGTTTGTGGTTTAAGTGAGATAAATAATACTTCAGTAGATCAAAATGATATAAATTATGGATTTTATATATCTGCTGGATCTTTATATTATATAGAAAATGGAACTTCTGTAGCTTTTGCTGGAAAAATGGTAACAGAAATAGACACGTTAAATATTGTATATGATGGATCTTATATAATTTACTATTTAAATAATGTTAAACTCAGAGAGATCGCTAGAGCAAGGGGGAATCCTTTGTATGGAGTAGTGGCTTTTAACACTCCTTATGCTAGAATAAATGATGTTAATTTTTCTTTATTTCCTGATTTAAGTTATGGAAGTTTTTCAGCTTTAAGAAGTGATGCTTCTTTTACTATATATTTAAATAATTTTACAGAAGATGGAGATTTATATAGAATAACAAATATTGGCGAAAATTCAAGTAATGAATATTCGTTAGCGGCTATGAAATATTCTTATGAAAAATTTAATTTTGTAGAAAAAGACGAATACATAGATGAAAGCCAAAATAATAAAAAAGAAATTATTTTTTCTACAGATAATTATATATCTCCAGCTTTTACGGACGCACAAATTCAAGCATTTTTTGCCCAAGGCGTTTTATTCAATAAAGATATAAATTATTTAACTTCCATAAATTCTGATTATGATTATTCATTTAGTATTGATAACGAAACTTTAGATTCAGGATTTACAGAAAATAAATTTAAAGAATTAAAAATAGATTTTGTCGCTTTATTTAGTTCTGGATCGCTTTCCACTAATGCGAAAGTTTATGGATTGTATTGTATAATAACTAAAGATGGAAAAACTTTAAAGTTTAAAATTTTAAGATCACAGGCAAAGTTTATTAATTTATTTTTAGGCGAAATACCATTAAATAGATTTAGTTTTAGTCCTCCTTATTCGATTGATTTTTACGCTTTTGATGAAAATATGAAATTAATTAATGTGTAATGTAATATATGGCTTTTATTCCAGCAACGGGAATTGATTATGATAGTGCTTTTAAGGTTAAAAGCATGGATTTGTCTTTAAACAGTCAATTTTCTTACAAAAATAATACTATTTCGCCGTCAATATATGGTTTAGATATTAATATACCATTTGTTTCTGGACACTTAGCTGAAAATACAATAAATTTAAGTTGGACAGTTGAAAAGCCAGTAACGCAGCAGATTTTAAGCGGTACTATTAGAGATGCGGGTTTTTCTGGTTTTGATATAAATTATTATGATATAAATAGAAAGTTGATATATTCTTTGCCTTTTTCTATAAAGCAATCTACGCTTTCTGTAGATTCTTCAGATGTTTTACAAGCTTTTGTTGGAGTAACTGGAGTTCAGAATATTTCTGGTTTAAATAAATTTTTTATAGATGCCGTAAGCACAGATAATCAGGGTAGAAAAAGTACTGGTATAGCTTTAATTGATTTTGGAACTCCTAGCGTAGATATTAATAGCTATTCGATAGATAATTTTGTTAATGTAGGTTTATCTTATCAAGACAGTTCTATCATAAATAAAGTTTCAGTTTTTGTAACCACTGGAACCGTTTTTAATCCAGATGTTGATGATTATTTATATAATGTTGAAGTTAAAAACCCAAATTTAAATACAGTTTATATTCCAGATTTAACAAGTGTAAACCAAAATATTGAATCTGATAATTTTGTAAGACAACCTTATTATTTACATTTTGTTCCTTATAATTATTTTTATAGCGGTCAAAAAATAGCTTCTTCAGGAATAAAACCAAATTCTTATTCGGTCTCAAGCTTACCTAATAAATTGTTGAACTTGACTGGATATGTAAGTTCAAGTTTAAATAGAACGGATAAAAACTTACATCTTGAAGCTTTTATAAAATGGGATCATGTTGAACAGTCACAAGATTGTAGTTTTCATATTTTAGTAGAAGAAAGCGGAACAAATAAAAATAAATATGATTATTTTCTTGATAATAGAACAAGCGAAAATATTCAATCTATTTATTATGGAACTGGTAGCGGTGTAAGTGGAAGCTCTAATATTTTTACAACTTATGGATCTTCTGGTATTCAATGGGTTGATCATACAATTTATGTAGATAATTTTGGTTCTTATCCAACAGGTATTTTTGCAATAACTACTGGTTTTAATTATATTACAGAAATAAGAATACCTTCTGGTTATACTGATTCATCAGAGGTATTTTTATCTTACAATTATACAGGTAACAATCAATTTCAATTTCTACCTTCTGGTGGATATTTTAGTGGCAATATATATACGGGAACTTATTCTAATAATAGATATTTGCCTATTTTCGCTCCTAATGGTACAAGTTTTAATGATTTAAATGACACTGTAACTGGAATACAAATAGCAAAAAGAATAACAGGTTTTGCTAATTTTGTATATTCTACAGTAGATCCATCTTTTATTTTTTCAGTAAAAGAAAATAATAATTATTTTGTTAAAGTACGCGCAATAGATTCTCAAGAAGTAGTCTCTGAATTCTCTGATACATTATTTATTAGTTCTGGATATATAAATAATGCAATTAATTTATCGCCACTTAGCGGAAGATATGTATTTGATGGAGTTGGAGTTACTGGATACATACCAAAATTTGATGGAGTAGACTCTTTAACTACAGGAACATTATATTACAGTGGTTCTAATAATTTAGTATTTACAGAATTGCCACAATTAACGACTAGTGCTACAGAATATCTTGTAGTAGAGAATAACATAATTAAAATTACGAGTATTTCTAGCGGTACTTCAGGTTCGTCTGGTTCAAGTGGAACTAGTGGTTTAAGCGGAAGCAGTGGAACCAGTGGAGTATCTGGAAACAGCGGTAGCAGTGCGAGTAGCGGAAGCAGCGGCACTAGCGGTCTAGCTGGAAGTAGTGGAAGCACTGGAACCAGCGGAAGTAGTGGCACAAGCGGCACTACAGGTACTGATGGAACATCTACAGCTAGTAGAACTTCTGGCACTAGCGGAACAAGTGGAAGCTCTGGAACCGCTCAGACTTCTGGAACTTCAAGCGTCAGTGGAAGCAGTGGAACTAGTGGAACCAGTGGTAGCAGTGGAAGCAGCGGTAGTAGTGGAACAAGTGGAAGCTCTGGAACCGCTCAGACTTCTGGAACTTCAAGCGTCAGTGGAAGCAGTGGAACTAGTGGAACCAGTGGTAGCA